CATTTTATAATTCAATATTAATTCCTTGTTTAATAACAAAAGATGATAAAACACCAGTAATGGATGATTATGGTCATTCTTATACTCGTACATCACAATTTGCAATATCTCGAGATATTTTAGAACGAGCTGCATTTTTTCCTGAAGTTGGTGATATTGTGTTTTGGGACAATGAATATTATGAACTAGATAATATAGATGCAAATCAATACTTTGTAGGTAAAAATCCTGAAACATGGCCAAATGGTACAGAACATGGATATAGTGTTTCTGTTATATGCAATGCTCATGCAACAAGGCAAACACCAGCTGGTATTAAAAATTTAAGATTTGGTGGCAACAACGATCATACATATAAACATAGGTAATAATGGCTAGATATAATAAACAAAATATAGATCGTAAAACAAATAAACCTAACCCATCTACAACAGAAGGATTAGACCCAGATCGTATATTAAATCGTGCTGAACAAACTAGACGTGATGATGATGTTATACGTACAAAAAATCGCACACTATATGATATTGATTTTGCAATTAAATGGTACATTGATAATGAAATACAACCACAAATACAAGAACGAGAAGAATTAATCTCAGTACCAGTTATATATGCCAATGGAGAAAAGTGGGATAATGCTAGAAAATTAGGCTACATTCGTGATGAAAAGGGTATGATACAATGCCCTATAATTATGTTAAAACGTACTTCAGTTGTAGAACGAGATAATTTTAAAGGTTTAGATGTTAATCGAATGCCTGGATCTAATTTTATTACTGTAAAACAAAAATACAATCCTATAAATCGATATGAAGATGAATTAGTACCAATACCAAATCAAATACCAGCTTCGAGAGAAATCGTATATGTTATCGATATACCAAAATATGTAACATTGGAATATGAAATGTTAATTTGGTGTGATTTTACGACACAATTAAATGATCTTATAGATCAAATATTACCATATGGTAGGTATGCATGGGGAAATGAAGGAAATCGATTTGAAACTTCAATTGGTAGTATATCATTTGAAACAGTTAACACTACCGGTGAAGATCGAGTTGTACGAGCAACAGTTCCATTAACAGTCCAAGGATCATTGTTATCAGAACAAGAATCTAAAATATCTACAATTAAAAAACGATATTCAATTAAAAAAGTTTCATTTGATACAATATTAGATTTACCTGATGATTTATTTGAATCAACAACAGTACCATTAGCATTACGCACCGCATCCCAACAAATTTTTAGTGGTGCAACAATGTTAGTAACGGGTCAAGGTGGTAATAACTTAACAATCGATTCATCGGCAATGTCATATATAATAAATATGCGAGATGAGATTGCGACATATGTTAACACAACTACAGTAACCGTACCAGTTAGTGTAGCAATCAATCCAATAACATTATCACCAGCAACAGTTAATGAGTTTGATGTATATATAAACGGCCAGTATATAGATAAAGCAGTGTATAATTGGATTCCATCAACTACATCATTACAAACTATTGTATTTGATTCTACTATATTAGGTTATGATATTCAGTCTGATTATATTGTAGTAATTAATGGAAGGTGGGCATAATGAGTAGGCAGTTTAAACCACAACAATTAGAAAATAGATTATACGATATCACTGCATCATTTGCACTTAGTGCTTCATATGCTCAAAATGCAACGGTATTTCCTTATTCCGGAAGTGCTGTAATTACAGGCTCATTGACAATTAAAAGTGATGTTAATGATATTTTCTTAATAAAAAATTTTGCAGGTAATAATATATTTACAGTTTCACAAAGTGGAGTTGTAGTTTTAGCAACACAATCAGTAGAACTAAACAATCCAGCACCAAATGGCGGAATGTACTTTACATCAGGTTCATTTTTTGTAGGACTGGATGTGTAAAAAAAAAGTATTGTATATTTATTAATAAAGAAAGATTTTAGATCATGGCAGAATGGAGAAAAGTCATTGTCTCTGGCTCACAGGCAGAATTAGCAGCACTCACAGCTAGCATTGCGGTAAAAGTTGGAACAAATCAACAAATAACTACATCACAATCTACTACGTTTTTAACTGGTTCATTTACTGGTTCATTTAACGGTGATGGTACTGGGTTAACTGGCGTAACTGCTACATTTCCTACTACAGCAAAAACAGATTTAGCAACTACAGATCAGATATATATTAACGATGGTGCAAATAAATATATAACATATGGTAACCTTGTAACTGACTTAGCTGGATCTGGTGCTGGGACTAGTAATTTAACTACAACTGATACTGGAGATAGTTTAGCATTAACATCACAAATTGCAGTAACCGGAGTATCAGCATCATTTACTGGTTCATTGACAGGAGCGTTAATTGGTACTGCAAGTTGGGCTACAAATGCAACTAACGCAGTTAATACCGCAGTAACCAATACCACAACTGGTACAGGTCCATATTATATTACGTTTGTAGATGCGACAACAGGTAACTTAGCACAACGAGTTGATTCTACGGGGCTAACATATAATGCAACAACAAATACTATTACTGCAACTGCATCATATGCATCGCAAGCTCTTAGTTCATCATTTGCATCAACCGCACCATGGTCTGGTATAACAGGTACACCATCTGGGTTAGTATCAGGATCATCCCTATCAAGTGCGGCACAAGGCGAAGTTGTATTAACTACAAATGGTGTTGCTGGATCTACTGTAGACTTAGGTTTACAGACTGGTGACTCTCCGCAATTTGTTAATTTAACGTTAACCGGTGATATTGCTGTTAACGGTGGCGATATTACAACTACATCAACAGGTACTGTCACAGTATTTAATACTAATGCAACTACATTAAATTTAGGTGGAGCTGCAACAACAGTAAGTATCGGTGCAGGAACGGGTACAACTAACGTTAATAATAATTTAAATGTAGCTGGCGATCTATATGTTCAAGGTACTACTACAACTATTAATACGAGTGAGTTACATGTTGAAGATAAATTCATATTATTAGCATCTGGTTCTGCAGCTGCAGGCGATGGAGGTATTATAATAGATCGCGGATCTGATTCTGATGCTAATATTGCGTTCGGATTTGATTCGGCAACGGATAGATGGGGATACCAAAATGGATTAACTGACACAACAAATGCAATGACAATTGGTACTAATGGTAATAGTGCATTTGCTGGTATAGTATTTACCGAAACTGCACATACATCGACAAAACCACTTACTGGTGAATTTGTTAAAGAAGGTGCAATTTATACAAATACAGACGGTACAATTTGGATGTATGCATAAAATATAATATAATTAAAAAAAGTTACAATGGGTATCTTATCTAAAATTACTGGTAATCAACCAACCGAAATAAAAAATCCTATCTCTGACAGTGCATTGACACAAGACGAGATAGGATTCTTGTTAACATGTTTAAAAGATGTTACAATACGAGGCGAACAAGTAGAACAATTCTACGGCCTAGTCGTTAAATTACAAAATCAATTTATTGAACAACAATCAAAATAATAAGTTATGGAATCATTTCAAGTCACACTAACATTAGCAGAGGTGCAAGCTATTCGTCAATCTTTAGAGCAAATTTCTATTTCCGGAAAAGATGCTAAATTTTTAGCAGCATTGCAAATAAAACTAGAAGGCGAAATACACAATATCACACAACAATTAACTGTTAAAACAACTCCAGTAAAAAAATCATAAACATATTTATATTAAACCCAGATGTTGGCCGCAAGGAAGTAGGCATATACACGGCATAAGTGTATGTATCTAACCACATCATAACAAGGAAATAAATATGCCAAACTATTTAAAACACTACAATCAGTTGTGTTCTACTAGGAAATTACTAGATAGATCAAAACATAATGGTGCTTATTATGAAAAACACCATATCATTCCTAAATCGTTAGGAGGTTCTAATTCTGCTAATAATTTAGTATTGTTAACGGCACGAGAACATTATATAGCACATTTATTATTATATTATCATTATAAAACCATAGGCGGAGATAACTTTAGAAAAATGTCATTTGCTTTAGTTTCAATGGCTTCTACAAATAAAAACTTAAATCGCAATATTTTAAATAGTAGGCAATATGCTTTAATTAAAGAAGCAGCAAGAGATTCTAGATTAGGACATAAAGTTTTAGATACGTCTAATTATAAAAAATCAAAATCAGACTCACATAAAGAA